TACATTTCCAAGTCCTACAAGTGGTTCACCTTCTGGTTCAGATGCAATTATTAGTATAACTTCTTAATAAGGAGATTAAAAATAAATGGCGTTAGTAATAAACGACCGAGTAAAAGAAACTAGTACCACAACTGGTACAGGTCCATTTGCTTTGGCCGGAGCACAAACTGGTTTTGAAACTTTTGCTTTAGGCATTGGTGGCAACAACACAACTTACTATGCTATTTTTAATCAAGGTACTAATGAATGGGAAGTTGGATTAGGAACACTTGATGCAGGTGCAACTACTTTAACCAGAACAACAATTTTAACAAGTTCTAATTCAGATACTGTAGTAACTTTTACAGGTGGTACAAAAGATGTATTTTGTACATTACCAGCAAGTAAAGCAGTGTATTTAGATTCAATCGGAGCGCCAGTAGGTGCAGCAAGTAATGGATTTGCTGTTGCCATGGCAATCGCATTATAATAATAAGGAGAACATATGGCACAAGATTTCGTAAGATATAGCGCACAAGCAACTAACAGTGCTAGCACTATTTTTACAGCAAATTCAAATGACGCAGTTATTGGAATTAGGATCGCTAACATATTATCTTCAGCAATCACCGTTGATGTATGGGTATCGGTAACAGGATCTGTCGATAGATACATTGCAAAAGATTTAAGTATTCCACCATCAAGTTCAGTTGAACTTGTTACAGGTGGTGCTAAATTTGTGATGCAGAATACAGATGTACTAAAAGTAGAATCTGATACTGCAACTTCTGCTGATGTTTATGTAAGCGTGGTAGATTCAATTAGTGCATAGGTAAAAATATGGATAGTTTATATACTACAACTTATATCGGTAACAAACCGGGCGCACAGGATATCTATACTCATGCTCAAGTTTTAGAAAATCAAAACGTGGTTATTGAATCTGCAGTTCTTGCAGGACCAGTAACAATTGTAAATGCATTTACAGTAACAGGAACGTTGGTAATTATTTAATGAGTAAACTAGAAGTCAATGCAGTTGAACCACAATGCGGGACTAACTTAACGTTAGGCGCAAGTGGAGATACTATTATCATTCCTTCTGGAGCAACGATTTCTAATCAAGGTACAGCTGCAGGATTTGGTCCTACAGGAGCAGTATCTTGGAATACAACTAAAATTACAGCAGATCCAAACCCAGCAGTAACTGGTGTTGGATATTTTGCAGATACAACCTCAGCAGCTTTTACAATAACATTACCAGCGACTCCCGCAGCGGGGGCAGTTGTTGGTATAGCAGATTATGCAAATACTTTTGCAACTAATAATTTAACTGTTGGAAGAAATAGTTCTAATATTGGTGGAGTTGCAAATAATGCAATTTTATCAACTAATGGTCTTTCAGTAACTTTTGTATATGTAGATGCAACACAAGGTTGGATTGTAACGGATTCAGGAAATAGATCTGATTTACCAGTACCACAATTTATAGCAGCAACAGGAGGATGTATTTCAACTTCAGGTGATTATAAAATTCATACATTTACAGGTCCAGGAACTTTTACAGTTTCCTCAGCAGGTAATCCTTTAGGATCATCAACAGTAGATTATTTAGTAGTGGCAGGTGGTGGTGGATCAGGTTTAGCTGGTGGTGGAGGTGGTGGAGCTGGAGGTTATAGAGAATCCTCTGGAACGGCTTCAGGTTCTTATTCAGTATCTCCTTTAGGGTCAGGAGTTCCTGCATTACCAGTTTCAGTACAAGGTTATCCAATAACAGTAGGAAGTGGTGGAGCAGGTTTAACTGTACCAAGTCCAATACCAGGTCCTCCTTATGCTAGTAGAGGATCAAATTCAATTTTTTCAACAATTACTTCTACAGGTGGTGGTGGAAGTTCTAGTCAAACTGAAGTAGCTACTCCTCAAAGTCCAGGTGGTTCAGGAGGAGGTTTAGGTAAAAGTAGCCCAGGATCAGCAGTAGCGGGTAATACTCCACCCGTATCACCTTCTCAAGGAAGTCCTGGAGGTATTAGTGGTACAGCTACAGCGGGTGGTGGAGGTGGTGCAACTTCTGCTGGCTCTACTGGAAAACCAGCAGGTCCTGCTGCAGGTGGAGCAGGTGCAACAAGTTCAATTAATGGAACACCAACTACAAGAGCTGGTGGAGGCGGTGGTGGATCAGATAATGTATGCCAACCAGGTGGAGCTGCTGGGCCAGGAGGTGGTGGAATTGGTGGTAATAGACCAGATGGTGGAACAAGTACAAATGGTACAGCAAATACTGGTGGTGGTGCTGGTGGTACAGGAGAAAGTGCTGGATCTGGAACACAAAGAAATGGTGGCTCAGGAATAGTAATAATAAGATATAAATTTCAATAAATATGACAAGTATAATTAAAGTAGATAATCTTCAGAATCAATGTGGTGCTAATATAATTAGCGAATCAGCTAACGTTATTACTATAGGCGCTTCGGGAGACACGGTTACTTTAGCAGCCGGCGCTTCGCAAAGCGGGTTTGGTAGATCGGGATCAGTTAATTGGGATACAACTCCTAAAACATCTTCACCAGTAACAGCAGTTTCAGGAAACGGATATTTTATAAATACTACATCAGGTGCAATTACAGTTAATTTACCTTCAACTCCTGCAGCAGGAGATATTGTAGCGATTGCAGATTATGCAAATACATCAGCTACAAATAATATTACAGTTGGTAGAAATGGTTCTAAAATTGATGGTGAAAATACAGACGCAGTTATTTTTGTTAATGGTCAAGTTTACACATTAGTATATGTGGATGCAACAGAAGGTTGGAAAACAGTAGGTCAAACATTTAATCAAATTGCTGTTCCTACATATATTGTAGCTACGGGTGGAACAATTACTACTTGTGGTGATTACAAAATTCATTCTTTTACAGGACCTGGAACTTTTACAGTTTGTTCTGTAGGTAATCCAGCTGGATCAGATTCAGTTCAAACTTTAATAGTAGCTGGTGGTGGTGGAGGAGGTAATGATAGAGCTTCAGGGGGTGGAGCAGGTGGTCTTATTTTAACACCTTCCGCAGGTATATCAGTTTCAGCAACAGCTTATCCAATTTCAATAGGAGGTGGAGGTGTAGGAGGGACTCCTCCTTCTCTTTGTGGAGCACAAGGAACCCCTACAACAGGTTTTAGTCTTACAGCAGTAGGTGGAGGAAAAGGTAGTAGAGGTGGTGGTGGTGCTCCAATATCTACAACAACTGGAGGACCTGGTGGTTCAGGTGGAGGAGGGTCTGTAGGATGTGGTGCACCATCAGTTGGCCCAGGCGGTCCAGGTACACAACCAACACAACCAGGAAATTCAGGAGCTTATGGATTTGGTAATAATGGTGGAAGTGGTAATCCAGGATATCCAGTAACATCTACAGGAGGTGGAGGTGGAGCAAATGCAGTTGGAGGATCTGGAACACCTACAACTAGTGGTGCTGGTGGAGCAGGAAAAGATGTTACAAGTATATTTGGAGCAAGTCCAAAGGCATTTTATGGACCTACAAATGGAATTTATGCTGGAGGAGGAGGTGGAGCAAAATCTGATATAATACCAGGAAATACGGGTGGATTAGGTGGATCAGGTGGTGGAGGTCCAGGTGGAAAATCACCAGCTAATGGTCCTGGTCCAGGAGTAGGAGAAGCTGGAACAACTAACACAGGAGGTGGTGGAGGTGGTGGAGCTAATATTACTCCTACACAATGCGGTGGAGCTGGGGGTTCAGGTATAGTATTAATAAGATACAAATATCAGTAAAAATTATGAGCGAAATTAAAGTAAATAAAATTAGTCAACGATCCGGAACCGCGATTACTTTAGGTAATTCTGGTACCGATTTCCAACTACCAAGTGGAGCAGATATCGTTGCTCAATCAGGTAGTACTATTACAATTGCAGCAGGTGCGACAATAACAAATAGCGGAACGGCGACAGGTTTTGGCGCGACGGGGGCCGTGAATTGGGATACAACTCCTAAAACAGCAAACTTTAATGCTGTAAGTGGTGTAGGATATTTTGTTAATACAACATCTGGTGCAATTACAGTAAGTTTACCAGCAGCAACAGCTGGAAATATTATTGCAATTTCAGATTATGCAAATACATCAGCAACAAATAATATAACTATTGATCCAAATGGAACAGATAAAATTAATGGTTTAAATCAAAATACTACAATTTCAACTAATGGTGCAGCAGTTACTTTGATTTACGTAGATTCAACAAGAGGTTGGAAAGATGTAAATGATGCTACTTTAAATGTAACTGGAATAAATCCATTTGTTTTAGCTACAGGTGGAACAATAACTACTTGTGGTGATTATAAAATTCATACTTTTACAGGTCCAGGAACTTTTACAGTAACTTGTGCTGGAACTCCAACAGGATCTAATTCAGTAGAATATTTAGTAGTAGCAGGTGGAGGAAGTGGAGCACGTGGAACAGGTGGTGGTGGTGGAGCAGGAGGTTTTAGACAAAATTATCCAAGTCCTACAACTGCAGGATTGCCAGTAACAGCAACAGGATATCCAATTACAGTTGGAGGTGGAGGAGCATCTAGAACTCCTGCAGCTCCTCCTACTGTTGGAGAGTCAGGAACTAACTCTATATTTTCAACAATTACTTCAGCAGGTGGTGGAGGAGGTGGTAATAATCCAGATGCAGGTTCATGTGCTCTTGCTGGTGGATCAGGAGGAGGAGCAAGTTATGGAAATTCTGTATCTGTGCCATCAACAGGAGCTGCAGGTAATACACCTCCAACAAGTCCACCTCAAGGTAATCCAGGTGGTGGTGGAATAAATGGACCTACGGGCTCTAGTGGTGGTGGTGGTGGAGCTGGAGCAGGAGCAACAACTTCAACATGTGTAAACACATCAACAGCAGGTGGAGCAGGAACAGCTACATCAATATCAGGTTCACCATTAACTTATGCTGGTGGTGGAGGTGGTGGTCAATACGGTGGAGCTGGTATAGCAGGAAATGGTGGAACAGGTGGTGGAGGTGGTGGATCTGTTGGAACAGGTGGTACACCAGGAACAGGAGGAAGTCCAGGAGGAGGAAATGGAACTCCAGGAGGTCCAGCGGGAAATGGTGGAACTAATACAGGTGGAGGAGGTGGCGGAGGTGGATTTACCGCATCTCCATCAACACCTTTAAATAGTGGAGCAGGTGGATCAGGTATAGTTGTAATAAGATACAAATTCCAATAAAAATTATGGATTTACAATTAACAAAAACTAAAATATAATAGGAGACAATTATGGCACATTTTGCAAAATTAGGAGCGAACGGAAAAGTTATAGCAGTATTAACACTGAACAACAGTGATATGCTAAATGCTTCTGGAGTTGAAGACGAATCAGTAGGTCAACAATATTTAGAGAGACATAATAACTGGCCAGCTCAGATGTGGATTCAAACATCTTACAATACAGCAGGTGGAAAACACAGTAAAGGTGGAACACCTTTTAGAGGAAATTACGCAGGAATTGGATATACTTGGGATGAAGATAATAATATTTTCTTACCTAAAAAACCATTTAATTCATGGGTAAAAGATGTAGCGACTGCATCTTGGAAATCACCAATTGGTGATGCACCAGCATTAACTGAAGAACAAAAGACAGCAAAATCTTATTATTCATGGAATGAAGCTGGGCAATCTTGGGATCTTAAAACTATTTCCTAACACTTGACATTAGTATAAAACTTAATTACATACTGTAATAGGTATGCATAAGAAAGTTTTGTCACAAATAGACCTACATTTCGGTCAAGTAGAAATGCCTAAAGGATTTGAAATAAACCGCGAATCGTTGGGCTCAGATATTTTATCATCTACTATTTACAATAGAGAATTTCCATTTTCAAGATCTTGGGATATGTTGCAAACATATCTACGTGAACATATTAATTTAGAACACGGATTTACATTAGTTCATAAAAAAACAATTGGTAATATTTATAAACCAAGACAACATTCAAATTCATTATTACAAGTTGATCCTGTAGATTTAAGACATTCTCCAGACTATGTAATGCTTTATGGAGTGAACGTTGGTAAAGATTCTTGTAAAGTATTTATAGAATATGATGACAATAGAAGAAAAGGAAGAAGTTGGGAAATACCTTTAAACAACAATGATTTTGTAATGTTCCCTTCTACACAAAGATATCATATAACTGCTAATACATCAGAACAATTAAACTTTATACTAACTACGACTTATGAATTTATCTAATTATTTTTACTATTTTAAATCAGTTTTAACTCCAAAATTTTGTGATGATGTCATTAAATATGGTTTACAACATCAGGAAGATTTAGCTATTACTGGAGGACTTGGTTCTAATAGAGATTTAAAAAAACAACCTTTAAAAGAAGAAGAAGTTATAGATTTAAAAAAGAAAAGAAATTCTAATATAGTTTGGCTAAATGATACTTGGATTTATAAAGAAATACACCCATACGTGCACGAGGCAAATAAAAAAGCTGGTTGGAATTTTGATTGGAATTTTTCTGAATCTTGTCAATTTACAAAATATAAATTAAATCAATATTATGACTGGCACGCAGACTCCTGGGATAAACCTTATGATAAACCAGATGATCCAAACAGTCATGGTAAAATTAGAAAATTATCAGTGACTTGTCAGTTAACAGATGGTTCAGAATATACTGGTGGTGAGTTACAATTTGATTGTAGAAATTATGATCCACATATGCGTGATGAAGATAAGCATGTGTTGACTGTAAAAGAAATACTTCCTAAAGGCTCTATAGTTGTATTTCCAAGTTTTGTGTGGCATAGAGTCCAACCCGTTACGAGAGGAACGCGATATTCTTTAGTTATATGGAACTTAGGATATCCTTTTAAATAATATGTTTATAAACGAATACTTTAAAACACCAATCTGGATGGAAGACAAACCAGAATTTGTAAAATCGCTTACTAAAGCAACTGATAGTTATATTAAAGAGGCAATGAAGTTAAGGAAAGATGATATCAAAAAGAATGGAGATTTTGGTACATCCTATCATTCAACACCATTAACTGCTGATACTAAGTTTAGAGATTTTCATAATTATGTAGGTCAAAAAGCTTGGGAGTTTTTAGATTGGCAAGGATTTGATATGCAACAATATACAACTTTCTTTTCTGAAAGCTGGGTGCAACAGTTTTCAAAAAATGGGGGTGGACATCATTCTGCACATATTCATCATAATCAACATGTAGGTGGATTTTATTTTCTTAAAGCAAGTGAATTAACTTCATATCCAATTTTTCATGAACCTCGCACGGGCGCGCGATGTACTAAATTAAAGCTTAAGAAACCAGATGCAATTACTCATGGTACAGAACTTGTACATTTTAAAGTTAAACCAGGAACGCTTATATTCTTCCCAGGATATATGGAACATGAATATGCAGTAGATCATGGTAAAGAACCATTTAGATTTATTCATTTTAACATACAAGCAGTTCCAAAAGAAATGGCTAAGGTAAATGTCTAATAATTTTAAAAAAGATAGAT